ATTTCGCTTCGTTCTCGGCCTTTTCCAGCTTGGCTTTGAGGTCTTTGGATTCATTCTCGAGCGTAATGACTTTTGCTTTCAGTGAGTCGTTCTCAGCCTTCATTTCCATAGCTGCTACGACAGCATCTTCGTCAGTTTCTTTTTTGAAGAATTTTGCAATGATATTTGCCATGTGTGTGTGTGGTTTGTCTTCTATATAGTTGTTGTAAAAAAGGTGTAGTTCGGTAGCTGAGGCGTTGGCCGGTGGATTGAGGTTCTTTCCGGAAGGAATAATCCGATCGATCATACCTTTGGCCAGCATCTCCTGAGCATTGAAGAAATAGTCCTTCCCGCTATCGATCATTTCATCGATCTCTGCTTTGGTGAATTTGGTTCTGGTTTCAAGCGCGCTCCTGAATTGGTTTTTGATTACATCCAGGATTTGCTTTCCAGATCCGCGAGGAGCGTGAATCATGCCGACAGAGTAGTCATAAGCGCTGCGATTCTTTCCGCAGAGTAGGCACATGCCCCCCATTGAGAAAGCCATTCCGATGTTATCCGTATCAGCTTCACATTCCTGGATGGCATCCATCATCGACCATCCATGATCGACTCTTCCGCCCGGAGTGTTGATTTTGACAGTTATTTGTTTGCCTTGGGATCTCCAGTAGTATAGTTCATCCGCGAATCGGGATCCGTCGATGTAGGGGGAATTGGGATTGTCTTTATCAGGGCCAATACCCTGATTCATAAGCATGTAGACAGTATTTCCAACCACCCTGTTTGTGAAGATCAAATCGCGTTTTACTGTCAAATTGTGGCTCACCTGATTGATAATTCCCAATTATGGAATAAAGTACCGAATCAAGAATGATAATTCCAAATTTGGGAAAAAATATTTTTGCTGGTTGCTTATACAAGCGATCAGTCGTTCGCTTAATTTAGAGTATGGACCCCCTTGAAGAGAAACCTGAAAATGATCAGGTCGAAGCTATTTGCCAAAAATGCAAAAGGTATACTTTGCATGAAGTAAAAGATGAGACTTATATTTGTCTCACGTGTGACAATGAGCAGGATAACAGTGATACGATAACTCGGGAGGAATCATCTTGGTAAAAAAATTTTTATGAATATGAAACACCTATTCTTTACCGCCTTCGTGTTTGCGTTCTCTGGTGTATACGGCCAAAAAATTATTACGGAGAATGGCGCGATTACGGTGATCGCGAAATCCATATCCGTCAAACAAGCGTTTCAACTTACTGACAAACTTCTCAGCACGAAGACCAAAATTTACGATCGGTACGTCCTCAAAGACGGCGTGACTTACTACCGAGCTGGAGTAGGCGTCTTTAGGAAACCTCCCGTTTATAAAATTGTTGATGGTAAGTTTATCAAGGTTCGTATTGTATAGTGATGTAACCTCTATTGAATGATGTTTGGTTAAAGTTGGCTGTATCAAATAAACCACTGGTGCGCCTCCACAAACTCATGTCGGTACCACCAGCTCCATAGGAAACTATTCCACCATCAACATTACCGGTTGACGTGTCTACCCTTCTTAATGGATACAAGTTACCGTTATCATCAATTATAGCGACATCTAAAACGGCGCGTATCTTTGACTCGGTCAATCCATGAGGAACTAACTTAGTATCGTCAGTGTCCATATCCCAGTCTCCAATGTTGACAACCTTAGTTTTAAGGTAAGGACCAGATCCTTCTGTCCTGAAACCTCCCAATGCTTCCAGTGTTGATTGAAAAACAGCCGCGAGCTGCCGATTCACAATGATATTGATGAGCCTCCGATCATCCGGATCCGTACTCGAAGTAATCGCAACATACTGTCCGGCTCCTGGTGCTGAACCTACCAGTTCGGCCGCCTTGGTTATGAAAGCTGTCTTTGTAGTCGTGTCGGCAAAAGTCCGGTTGTCGTTCACGGGTGCTGCCGGTGCGATATATTTCGGAAGTGCCTGGTTTGTAGCCGCGGTGAGTCTCATAAACTCACCATTCAGGTAAACAATACCTGCAGAGATATCCCAGTTACCTCCGTTGGGTGTGAGTGTGCATCCGCTTACGATTATACCTTGTGTGTCGGCGCTGAAAGGTGATAGTAGCGCCTCTGTGGCGTCCCATATCTCGTCATTGAAGACTGTGCGGAGATCATCGGTAGTTATCGGCATACCGCCGGTTACGGAGGATGGGTTTATCTTTTTCATGTGTGTGGGTGTGTTATGTGGGGTTAATAAATTTCAGTTATGAATCTCGGTCCTGCGACCTTATAGATGTTGGTTTCAGCTTTTATTCTTCGATCAAGCTCCGCCGTGTATATCCCGGATGGGATCAGAACTTTAAAGTCATAGTCCACGGGTCCAAGCTCGGATGGCTCGAAGAGGTACACCGGATCATTTTCAGTCGGCTCCGAAAAATACACGGGACTCAACTCCGCCGGCTCAAAGAAATAGGTATTGTTCCCGATCCCCTGGTTGGTCTCAATAATAATGAACGGCGCGGATGTGACTCCGAATATATCATTCAGCGCGGCTTGCAGCACGATCTTCTGCCCGTTGAACTTTGCCCTCTTCTTGTACTCTGTCTCGAAAGTCAACAGGCTGTCCGTGTTGGTCTGCAATGGCTTGACCAGGGACGAAAGAAAATCTTTCAATCCGGTACCGCCAGGTTTTAAAAGAATATCATTCGCCATCTTGTTCCAGTTCTACAGTTACAGCGTTGACCGATATTGTCGGGAATTTACTCACATCCACCAGGGGACGTTCAAAGATATCAGCCTCCAGGTGGAGGCGAATAGCACGCGCAAGAACCTGCGGGGATTGCGTACCCTGCAAATAGTTGTATATCCCTACTCCTACCATTGGGAATTCTTTCCAGTGTCCAGGTGAGCTGATGAGTATATACTCGATATAGTTGTTCAGCGCGTCACCGGTTTTGAAGTCCATATCCTGTACTTCGAAATCACGATCACGAAGGACCGGAGGGAGAAGCTTCTCCACCTGCAGGCTCCACGTGGTATCGAATAAACTCATACGCTCTCTTCTGACATGGTGATTGTATCGGTCAATGTATTCCCGGCGGTGTCCTCCGAGATCAGGTATCCCGCTACTGTCGTATAGAAGCCCTGCACATCGATCGTTGTCGCTGATCCCAGGACGACAGTTGCTTCCCGCGCTTTAATGTCCGTGAGTGTCACCCGAGATACACCAGCAACGGCCTGTATGGCATCGACGAGCTTGATCATAAAAACCGTTCCGTCGAACGCTGTATCGGCGAAGGTTTCAAAGAAGTTATCGATCGCTGTGATGACATTTGCCTTGACTGTGGCCTCGACGTATTGACCGAGGTAGTAAACCGTGGCCTGAACTCTCATCCGGTCCGGGTTCAGGTTCACGAACGTGGCTCGGACGCCGGCGAAGCCTACGCCCTCAGTAGTAGAAGTTCCGAAGTAGTAATTCTTCAGTGCAGCGAGCTCGGGCGCTGATAACGGTCCGAGACTCGGAACCGTACCTTTCGCCACTTTGATGGCCAGCACGCCGCTGGTGAGTTGCTTCACACTACATCGGGTGACGATCCGTGCCGACTCGTCGACAGGACTATAGCCAGGTACGAAGTTGGTAATGGTGACAACATCGCCGAATTGAAAATTAAGGATCTGTCTTTGCACCCACTTTGGGTTCCCGGAAGGTGCACTATCGGCGATCTCTTGAATCTCGCCCTTCAAAATATCGATGATCACCTCCAACGTGTACATAGACATCGCGATAACAGCGATGAAAATATTGAATATCGAGACCTGAGATCCGCCTTCCTCCGGGAACTTGTAATCGTCCAAGCTCGGGTATGTCCGTATCGCCGTCTTTATTTCTGTGGTTATTACTTCAAGTGTGCGTGCCATGGGTGTGAAGGTGTGTGTTATAATTCTGAGAAGTCGATGATCTCTTCAATGGTGGCCGGATCAACCGGTCCGTGCAGAACATCGGTAGAGCGTGTATAAGCTACCGATGATCGATACCTCGTTCGGTAGTCGATATACGGAACCTCTACGTTATTATGATCCTCGTCAAACTCTGTATTGCTCTCCTGGAAGGTAGTGAAAGTAAGTCCGCTGGCCAGCGTGGGTGCCATCATTTGAATTGCCTTGCTGAAGTTGTCGCAGAAGTCGAAAGTCTCCAGGCGCTCGAACTTGTAAGACTCACGGCCGAACCTGAAGCGGACCGTAAGGAAATAATCTTTAATTCCCAGGGGAAGGCTGTTCACTTCATTAATGATGAACTCAACAAAGCAAGCCGGATATGCAAAAGCCTTTTCGTTCCTGAATCCGAACCTGCCCCCGGTGCTTCCATCACGTCGGTTATTCGTCTCATTGGAATGTAGGAACTGATTGTTCCACATACGGACGGTTTTGATCGCCGGAACCTCCGTGTTGATCTGTGCCTTTAAGAATTCGAAGAATGCTTTCACGCTATTCGCCTGGTTTCATCCAATAATATTTTACCGTTCTGTTTCTCCAGCTTGGAGCTGCTACCGATGAACTGTCGCTTCGGTAAATGCTTCGTGCCTTCATTGTGGTATTTGGCGTATGGAACATTCGATCCAACGGAGATACTGTTCGCAGTCCGTTTTAATATC